AGATTGAGGTACCGAATTGGCTTTCAATAGTTCATATAAACCATCATACAATTTACGGAAGATGCGTGTAGGATCATTGTACAAGTTCATGGTGACCCATTTACGAGCACCAGCAAAGTCTTTATCTTTAAGTGATTTAGTTAATTCACCAAGTTGAATATCTGAAACTGAGGCGAGAATGCCTTTATCAATATTGCCAGATATACCATAACGTTGTAGTTCGTTAAGTATGCGGCGATTATCAGGAAAATGTTTAGTGACAACGGCAGCAACAACCTCTTTATCATAGGTTGTGTTTTCTTCTTTCAGAATAGATTCAACACGCTTAAAGAATTGTGTCGCCATCTTGGCTTTAGAACCATTTGGCTTAACATCCCTTACAGTACAGCGGGAATGAATAGGATCGATAATCCGATTCTTAAAGTTACAGGTGAATATGAAAGAACAGTTAGATGCAAATTCTTCAATACCTGCACGTAGGATAGCCTGTGCATTAGGCGTTAGATAGTCTGCTTCATCTAGAATAATGACCTTACGACCACCAGTCAATGACATTGACGAAGCATAGTTTTTGATTTTAATACGAATGGTGTCTACACCATTCTCTTCTGAACCGTTAATGATAATGTAATCACAACCTACTTCTTCACACATAGCACGAGCAACAGTAGTCTTACCGACACCTGCTGAACCTGCTAGAAGTAAATTTGGAATCTCTTTACGATTTACAAATTCCTGAAAAGTTGCCTTTAAGGCATCAGGAAGAATACAATCTTCAATCGTTTTAGGGCGATACTTCTCCACCCATAACATGTGTTCTGACATTCAAATTCTCCATAATATAATTAAATTTCATCGTGCCATTTAAAACCAAGAAGATGCTTGGCCATAAACCTGATGACGGCATTTGGTTTAGTGGGTCTATACACAAACATAGATTCTGACAGTTCCCACTTACCAACATTTTTTGCAAAAGGTTTTATAACAAATGAGCTGGTTACAGGTTGTGACCAGCTCGTTGTACCACCACTATTAACAGTCAATAAACTTCCTGTATAAGGATAATTAATGATTGTTTGTTTCTTTCGCCACTCAGCAATCAATTCTTCAGTTGAAGTAAAATCCAATTCTAACGAAATTTGTTCTGTTAGAGGATAGAAGAATGATATCTCAAGTTGTTGCATTATTTTGTTTGACGATAAACAAATTTTGTGTCACTAATACCAGTACCTTTTTTAAGTTCTTCAATTCGTTGTTTCAAAACATCGATTGTTGTATTGAAGTGTCCAGTACCTTCTGTTATTGGTTTGTAATAGTATCGGCTAAGTGTTTCCACTTCAGTCTCTAGTACAGCAATGTATTGTTCACGGGTAATATCAAATATTTGCATCACTTCACCTCAACCATACTCTCATATAGTGCTTCAAATTCTTTTGATTCAGCAACTTCAGTCTGAAAAGAATTCTTGTGTTGTGTCTTTGCCATACGCTTGAGAATCTTTTTAGGTACTTTTAATTCGTCATGTGCAATATCCACAATGTCTTTAATAGCAGCATTGTTACCATCATTCCTATGCAGATGAAGTACAACCTCATCTACATAACCTTTGAGTTTTTTCAATGCTTCATCATCATAGGAACCAAATAGTGTATTTACTTTAGTCATATTAATCCTTAGAATTATTAACTTCTGCTACAACAGCGTAATCATTTTCTTCACAAACAATACTACCATTTATAAGATTTATACCGGTATAACCGGCCATTTCACTTTTATTACCTTGACCGTCAACTTCAGGAATTTTAAATACTGCAACCACATGTGCTGGGTTAATAGCAACACGATTCTTGGTAACAGCATCAGTAACATAAAACATATTATTCTCCAAATTTAGATTCTTTGGCTTCAATTGCGATCCAATATTGCAAGTCACCTTTTTCATTGGCAAATGATGCCAAACCTTTTGATGAAACTTGTACATCATATGTACCAGGAATCATCTTAAAGTTTTCAACTAGAAAGACGGCTTTATATACTTTATCACTATCGGTTGTACCGATTTCGATTGTATTTGTGTGTGCTGAGTCATCTTTAGCATTGAAGCAGGTAACAGAGATTTTAGAACCATCAGATTCGAAAGCAATATTAGGAGAACCAAGTACAGCAGCATTCTTCAATGCTTGTGCTAGGTCTTCATCTTTAAGTTTAAAAGAACCATCAACAGATGGTAAAGTCAACTCTTTTTCTGGTGCCGAGACAATCATAGATTTTGCTGTCATACGATACTTAGTCTTAGAACGACCAGATTTAAATACTACATTATTGGAATCAAAATCCAATTCAGTATCTTTACCCAAGGAATGTACTGATAAGAACTGGTTCAAATCATAGATACAGAAATCTTGTGGAAAATCATCTGTCAAAGTGGCTTTGGCAAGCACAGTCTTTGTTGATGAGATGGTGGCAATCTTATTGCCCGTTTTGAACTCAATGCCAGAATTAATTCCAGCAAAGTTCTTTAACACATTGAGTGTTTCATTAGATAATTTCATGACGTTACTCCTTCATTCATGTCACTTATTATACTTGAACCATAAGATTTAGTCAAGCACTTAATCAAGCTAGCCTTTAAATCATCCAAGGTTCCTTGATTATCAATCATGTGGTCTATAGGACCACCAATCCAACTCCATTCTGATGCATGAACACCACTATTATCTTCCATAAATCTCAAGGCTTTTAGGTCACCTGTATTTGCTTTACCTGCAATATTATACCAATGTGGTTTAGTATCACGTTGTATTTCAATTAGAATACCATTCATATCATGTACAAATTGAATTTCATTTTGAAAACGAACATCAGTAATAACATAATGTTGTTCCGGATTACTCATAACATATTGCTTCATCTTGATGACCCAAAAGTTTTTGTGAAATACATCACGACCAACTTCTGTACCCATTAATTGTAGAGCATATCGTGGTGTGAAGATTTTACCAAATTCTTTGGACCAAAATTCATCAGGTTGTTCACGCCAATCTCTTGATGCTTGTGTATCGCCTTCCAACATGTGGCGAGGCCAACCAAACATCTCAGCTGCAACATCTTTTACGCCTTTGGCAAAAGACAAAGGTGTGAAACCTATGTCTTTTAGTATGTCTCCTGCGGTGCCTTTACCTGAACCGATAAATCCAAGTAAGCCGACAATCATTACATTTCACCAACAAAGTTAGCAACAGCAGGCATATCACCTCTAAAGTGATATGTACCAATGTGGTCTGTTTTCATCCAAGGACACAGGTGAATTACACCACCAAGTTTACGCCACATCTGACAGAACATATAATCTTCTGAAAGATAACGGTCAGAACCACCACCTGTGATAGATTCTTTGGTGTCAATTACTGTATCAAAGAAAGCGTGAATGTATCGTGTGCCATCAAAGTGTGCTTGACCTACATGGTCTGGTTTGTAACGAATCTGTGGATATGCTGCTTCCATTTTTGCAAAAACAGTACGGTTGACCAACATAAATCCTGTACCAATTTCTAATACTTCTAGTGGTTCAGTTACAGAGAATTTTTCAGTACCCTTAACTGGATTAAAAACGTAATCACCGGTAACACTAGCTAATGAATTGGGATCAATATCAGGATTTCTCTGTACTGCCATCTTAACTGATTTCCATTTAATGGCTTTCTTAGGATAAGGACCACCAATAACATCTTTATCAAGTGCTAACAATGCAATGACATCTTTTGGATCAAAATGTATATCTGCATCTAAAAATAATAGATGTGTACAGTCTGAACGATGGATAAATTCATCCACCAAATAATTTCTGGCCCGAGTAATTAAAGACTCATTGAAAAGAAATGAAAATTTAATTTGAATACCATATTGCATACAGACGGCTTGTAAATCTAAACAAGCTTTCGCATACAAACCATGATTCATACCACCATACATTGGTGTGGCTACAAATATACTTTTCTTTTGTAGTTCTTCTTTTTTAACTGAAATTTCCATTTGCTCTCCAAGAAATAAAAAAAAGGGAGTACCACCTTTACGGTGGTCTCCCTTATAAGTGGATTAAGCGTTAGCTAAATCGTAACCTGCTTTGAGTGCCTTGCGAACCAAAGCTTTAGTTGGCTTACCGATACGATAAGAAGCAACTTTAACACCATCAGCATTACGCTTAGTGTTAGTGTAGATAACGTGACCTTCTTGACGAAGTTCATCGATACGAGCAGACACATTGGTGACACCAAAGCGGCGCCGTGCTTGCTCGACTGTGAAGGTGTTGTAACCTTCTGGTTTGCTCAAAGCATTCAACATACGTTGTTTTGCGGATAGTTTAGTCATAATTTTCTCCTAATGACAAAGTTTCAAAGTCTTGTTTTCACAAGTATTCCCATTATACTATTATATAGTACATGTGTCAAGCATCCTGGCGGCATACTTGAATTATCTGCCAACTTGTGGCAAATATTTGGCCTTGGTGGTTTCCCAATCCATGAATATCAAGTCATCATAGAACAAAGATTCATAAGATACGGTGTTCTTTTTCTTCAACATTGATATACGGCCTTTAGCATATTTGGTTTTCCAAATCTGCGTTAAGGCTTCTTCACTGGTATCAAATGATTTAACCAGTTCTTTATCACCAATCTCCTTACGGAGATATTCATTGGTGTTATCATAGAGAGGAGAAAAATAGATTCCTCTCTGATGCTCTGTACGAATTAATTCTTTTGGTATACCCAACTTAGAGTAAGCAAAAT